TTTCTTTCGCCAAATGGTTCTTCAATAACATCTAATGTATCGCCGTCATCTGGATTCAAAGGAGCCAGCCGCAATAATTCTGCCACCTTTGATCGCCGAAATGCAGGCAGCACGGCAGCTATCACCGACCCCAGCCGAACTCCGGTAAATGCTAATTTCAATGTCTTTAAAAGAGATGGTGGAAACCACGCAAACGCCCGCCTCTCCTTTTACTCCATCGGCGAGCACCTTGACCTTGCCCTCCTCGACACCCGCGTCAGCACCCTCATGACCGACCTCGCCGCCGCAATATGACACTCGCCGACCTCATTCAACAGCCCGTGAACTACGAATCCGCGAAAGACCTCGCGCTCGTCTTTTCGCCCGAACTCGCAGCCCAACTCGCCGCCGTCCAAGCCGAGCATGGCAACCCGCGCCATGTGGCCAGCCCCGTCGATCTCGTCGATGGCCGCAAAATGCTCTGCGCGGATTTGCTGACCGAAGTCGGCCCCGGCGGCCTCTACTCCGGCGGATTTGCGCATCTCCCCGCCGAGCTTTTCCCGCTCGTCGAAGTCCTCCCCATGTCCGAAGTCCTCCCGCTCCTGCCACAACCCGAAGAAATCTAAACCCACCACCAACTCATGCTCGAACAAGTCTCCACCTCCGTAAAGTTCCTCGCCTTTTTCACATCGTCGAAACAAGGCAAGACCGGTCTTACCGTCACCGTTGACATCTACAATCCAAGCGGCACCCAGATCGTGACCGCAGGCAGCGCCACCGCCCTCGGCGGCGGATTGTATTCTTACACGCTCTCATCGGACAATTCCTCGGAGGGCGAATACGCCGCCATCTTCAAAACCAGCGACTCCACCGTGGACGCCCAGCACATCCCGAGCCTCTGGGTTCTAGGACGCGCCGGAGTCGAAAACCTCGACGCCGCCACCAGCACACGCCTCGCTTCATCGGGCTACACCGCCCCAGCGAACTCGGACATCTCGGCAATCAAGGCAAAAACCGACAACTTGCCAGCAAGCCCTGCAGCCGTCAGCGACATACCAACCGCCGACATCGCCGCCATCAAGTCCTCCACAGACAATCTCCCCAGCGACCCCGCAGACCAAAGCCTCGTCGAGTCCGCCATCTCCGCCCTCTCGATCCCGACCGTGGTCCAGATCCGCACCGAACTGGATTCCAGCTCGACCAAACTCGCTAACCTCGATGCCACGATCTCCAGCCGCCTCGCATCGGCAGACTACAACGCGCCGACCAGCGCCCCAACCGCAGCTTCTGTGGCCAGCGCCGTGTGGAGCGCCGCCACGCGCACCACAACCGGCGGCACCGTGGACACCCTTACCAATGCGCCCGATGTGCCCACCGAGGGTGAAATCGCCAGCGCCGTCTGGTCTGCTGCCTCCCGCCAAATCACCGGCGGCGTGGTCGATACCCTCACCAACGCACCCGCCAGCGTCACGCCAACTGACATCTGGTCGCACGCCACCCGCACGCTCACCAGCGCAAGCGGCCCGACAGCCATCGAGATTCGCCAAGAACTCGATAGCAACTCGACCCAGCTCGCCGCGATAAAAGCGAAGACCGACAATCTCCCCGCCTCGCCCGCTGCAACCGGAGACATCCCAAGCGCGAACATCTCGGCCATCAAGGCCAAGACCGACCTGCTCCAGACCGACAGACTCGCGCAATGCTCGACCGTGGCCACCACCGGAGCGCAGCTCGCCGCCGCCCTCAGCTAACAATGGACACGCACCAAGCCACCGCCTCCTTCACCGGCCTCGTCGCTACGGCGACGGGGCTCGGGGTGTCGATGCTTCCCGAGATCGAAGCCTGGCTGCGCATTGCCTCGCTCCTAGTCGGCATCGCGGTCGGCGTGGCCTCGCTCTACGCGATCCTCAATAAGAAGCGCCCGCCCCACGACCCTTAAAACTTAATTCTTAAAACTTAAAACTCCCTCCCCCCCATGAACAAATTCCTCTCGCACCTCAAACAGCCGTCCACCTTTCGCGGCCTCGCTGTCCTCGGCGGCCTCGCCGGATTGAGCTTGTCGCCGCAGCATTGGGAAAGCATCGGCAGCGCCGTGGCAGCGATCATCGCTTTGATCGAAGTATTCCGAGACGAGAAGAAATGACCTCGCCCGCCCAGATCGCCGCCACCGGCCTGCTGCTCGGCTACATCTTTCTCTGCATCTCCTTCCTCACCGGCTGCTCCACCCTCGGCGTCTCCCTCGAAACCGACTACGGGCGCTTCAGCTACACCCTCCCCGAGCTGCCCAAGCCGACATCCTCAAAATAACCACAGAGGACACAGAGAGCACAGAGGGAGAACTTAAAACTTAAAACTTAAAACCTAAAACTCCCCATGCTCCCCCCGAGCCGCCCACAACAAGCCAAGTCCAAGACGCAAGCCCTGCTCACCAAGGCCCGCGTGGCCGATGAGGTCGCGCTGGTGGGCATTCGAGGCTACTACCGCGACACCATGGGCAAGCCCGGCGAGAACGACCGAGGCATTTACGACGACGCCATTTTTCTCATCAGCCCCAACGCCTACGCCACCTTCAACGCCAACACCGACCCGAGCGTGAAACGCCAAGGCATCGCCGTTTTGAAACCCGGCGTGCATCGCTACCGAAAAGGCAAGCACGGCCTCTCAAAGCCCGGCGGCGGCTACCCCGCCCTCCGCCCCGCCACGCCTGGCGAACAACTCCCCGTGACCCGCGACGGCGAAGGCGACTCGATGGGAACCGCCATCAACCTGCACAAAGGAGGATACAACACTACGAGTTCGCTCGGCTGTCAGACGATCCACCCCGCCCAATGGAGCGCATTCGTCGCCCTCGTCTATTCCGAAATGGACCGCGCCGGTCAAAAGACAATCCCCTACCTGCTCGTCGAGGAGGACAACGCATGAGCCGCCTGCGCAAACCCAAAACCTCCCCACCGAAAGACCGCGAAGCCGTGCTGCTCCAAGTCCGGCAGCTCCTCGCCGAGCATTTCGATGTCGGCCTCTGCATCGTCTCATGGGAAGCGGAGGGCGAGACTTTCTACATGGATCTAAAATTCGGCAACGATTACGCCGCCCGCGCCCTGTGCCGCGAGGCCGACGAAATCCTCTGGCCCTACGAAACCGAAGACGAAGACGAGGAGGACGAAGAATGAAAACCAACAAACTGCAAAACATCGTTCACGCCAGCCAAGTCACCGCCGCGCAGAACGAAGCAGCCCAAGCCCGCGCCCAGCTCGAAGCCGAGCGCCGCGCCCACGCCGAGACTATTAAAGCTCTGGAGCGTTCGCGTTTCACCAAAGCCCCTCGCAAGGTCACGCCCGCCACATCGAAGGCCGGAACCGGCGACATCATCGAAGTCATTTTCTCCGATGTCCACGGCAACAAGCACGACCCCGCCGCGATGGCTGCTTTCCTCGGCGATCTCAAATCCCTCAACCCCGACCGACTCATCATTGGCGGCGATTTTATCGACTGCGGCGGCTTCCTCGCTGAGCACCACACGCTCGGATATGTCGCCGAGACCGAGGACTCCTACGAAGACGACATCGCCGTCAGCAATTCCCTGCTCGACCAAATCCTCGCCGCCGCCTCGCCCTCCGAGGTGCATTATGTAGAAGGCAACCATGAATGGCGCGTCGAGCGCTGGGCGCTCACCCAACGCCTCGCTCACCACAAGGATACCGACCTGCTTCGCCGCACCTTCTGCCCCGAGCATGTGTTGAGGCTCAAAGACCGAGGCATCCGCTACTACCACCAGGGCAAAACCCACGGAGACTGCGACACGCCAGGCTGGGTCAAAATCGACAAGGCGTTTTTCGTTCACAAAATCTCAAATGCCCGCGATGCAGCCGGGCAAGCCATGGCCAAGGCCGCTGCGAACATTGTCTTCTTCGATACCCACCGCGCCGCCTACAAGCCCATGCACCTCCCCGGCGTCGGCCTCATTTCCGCATGGAACCCCGGCTGCCTGTGCAAACGCCAGCCCCTCTACGCCAACACCCGCCCCACCGAGTGGACGCATGGCTACCTCGTCCGCTTCATCTCCAAAAAGACCGGCAACTTCCAGATGGTGAATGTCACCATCAACGAAGGCACCAGCTACGCCAGTCTCCTCCTCAAACCCAAGTCCGCATGAACAAACTCGCCGCCATCGCCCTCAAGCACAAAGCCCTCAAATACGGCATCCCCGCAAACCAAGGATGGCTCACCCGCCAGCAAGCCGCCCGCCAACTCGGCTGCCCCGAGCGCAATGTCCACGACCTCCTGCGCGACGCCATCGAAGCCCGCGACATCGAGACTAAAAAGTTCAGCGATTGGGACGCCGCCACCATGCGCCCCGTGCAAGTCACCTGCTACCGCATCATTGAGCCCGGCACCCCCAAGCCCGCCAAATCCTCGCCCCAAGCCATCGCAGGCATTCCGGCCCATTTGCTCGACCGGGTGCAAGCCGTCCTCGCCCGCCATCGCGGCAAGACCCCCAGCCAACTTGCAGACCTGATGCGATTCAAAGGCGAGCCGCGCATTAGCGCCAAAGCCATCCGCGCCCTCCTTGACAAGCCCCCGCACAATAGAAAGTAGATGCCCGACGATCAGACCATAGTCGAAGGCGATGCCGGATTCCTCGGCATGGCCTCCCGCCTCAACCCGCTGCAGTTGCAAGCGGGCATGGTCCAGTATTGCGAAAACATGCGCTTGGATCGCGGCGTCGCCCAAACCCGCAAAGGCGCGAAGCGGGTTGCAGAGAACATCAATCCCTCGACGGATGTTTTGTTGTTGAATTTTACGCTCGGGACAAACCGCTCGATTGCCACGCTGACTCAAGTCGGCGGGCTGGCGACGGCGAGCTTTTCCGCACCGCATAACCTCTCGAATTTAAGCTGGGTCAATATCAGCGGCGCATCCGGCAGCGAATACAATGGCGATTTTCAAATCTCTGTGACCTCGCCAACAGATTTCACCTATTCCGTAGTCTCTGGTGCTCCCGGCCTCGCAGGCGGATCGCCTATCGCCAACAATGGCCCTGTCGTTAAAACAACCTATGGCGGCGACATCATCCAGAGTGGCATCTACTCCTCTCCTCGTTTTGACAATGCACGGGAATACATTGTCCTGGCCGCGCCGTCGGAGGCTTATCTGTGGCGCCACGACGCGGCCACGGTGGAGTCGGTGGCCTACCCGCTTGGCGACACAATGGAGAACGGGGATGATGTCGAGATCGTGCAGGCGTTTGACAAGCTCTACCTGCTACGCACCAGGCCGTCGGATATCTCGCACCGAGTGCAATCCATCTCCAACACCAGCGGCACGGCGCTGGTGACCATGAATGCCGCGCATGGCTACAAGACGGGCGAGGTGGTGCGGATCAGTGACTCGGAAACTCTCGGATTCAATGGGGATTGGGTAGTGACCAAAGTGAGCGACACCGAGTTCAGCTACACGCTGCCGGTCTCGGTGACTGATCCTGCTGCCGCTGGAAGGATCTTTGCCCGCCGGGTCTTGCCTGCTTTGGTCTGGGACGGGGATTTGGATAATAATTTTGAGCGCG